TCCTTAAAAAAAATTTTTTATCCCTCAAAAAAATTTTTCCCAAATTATTTACTAAATATTTTTTATAAAAAGTCCGAATTCTCCAAATTTTTTATCTTTTCCATAATTCAAAAGTTGCTTCAAATATTTCTTTTCATATTTTTGAATTTCTTTTTCTAACTCTTTCAAAGTTTTTCGATATCCTGATACAATATAAGGAATTCTATATTTTTCTGAATAGTAAATTATTTTCTCAACTTTTGGCACATCTCCCGTATCTTCTAACTTTTCAGTTTCAATAACTTCTACGGGTCTATGTTGTTTCTTTTTTCCAAGCTTCATAAATTCAACTCCACTCTCCAAACTTTTTTGCATTAACAGTAAATTATCTCTACTTCTTTCATTTAACATTTCTTGCTCTTTATCAAGTAAAAATAAAAATCTTTTTTTAGCTACTTCATCTATTTTTTCTAATTTTTTTCCTTTTTGTAATAGAGTTTCTCCTTTCGGTTTTGATTTATTTTTTCCCAACAAATATTTTTCATTTTTAGCAAATTGTTCTATCTCTTTCCCACGTTGTATTAAATCTGTCATTATACTATGAAAGAAAAAATTATATCATAGTATTATTACATATACAATTATGTCTTATATATCGATTTTTAATAATCATAGATTTATAAACTTTAACATACTCATTAAAATGAGATACTAAATGTTTTTCTTCTTCATAGTCATCATTATCTCTTAGTTTAGATAGGGTAGAATTTTGATTTCGAATATCGTTCATTGCTTTTTCAAAATCTTTATATTTACTTTCTACAACACTTTTTGCTTTACTATAATCAATTTCTTTCATATCTTTTGTTTTTGTTAAATCTCTTAATTTATTTAACTCCGCATTATAAACTTTCATAAAATTCGTGTGTGATTTTTCTATTTCATTTTTTAAAGCATCAACATAATTTTTTTTATTCATAATATTATGAAGAGTTTTATGTGGTTCTTGCTTCAAGTGATTATTTGTATTCTTTACGTCTATGGGGGGTATGTGTCTAAGATTTTGGCTAAGAAAGCGTCCGCCAACAATGTCCTCGTCTTCGATAGGCGAAGCGAATGAAAGAGTTAGAAATAAAGGTATTAAATAAACTAATTTCATTTTATATAATATATTAGATTTTTAATTTATACAAATATGCTTCATCATATAATTAACTTGAATATGATTCATATAGTGATTATATCTATCATTCTGTCCTAAATCAACATTACGAAGTGAGTTTTTAACTATCTTCCTAAATGACATACATAAGACATAAGCTTCCTTGTCTTTATAAATCTTTTCAAAGAATTTTTCCTCATTACCATTTTCAATTGATAAATGTTTATTATTATTTGCAAAATTATAAACATCTTTTTCTCTATTAGATTCTATCTTCAAGCACCTCTCAATCTCTCCATCAAAGTGTTTAATAGTCTTCTCTACTATGAAGTCCTCCCTCAAAGACAATAATAAAGCAGACCCATTCAAACCCTTAAAGCGGAATTTAGCTTTCCCATCAACAGAATAACACCAAGATTTTTTCTGAACACAATAAAAAACATATTTATCACCAACCATACCAGATAATTCATCTTCAAAACTTCCAAATACTTTTGAATGTTCATCATATATCTTATGGTTCTTATATCGTTCATCAACTAATTCAACTTCTTTCCAATGAGGAACTTGTATATTTTCATTATCAATCCATTGCTTCCATTGTAAAAATTTTGAATATCTGAATTTTGAAGCATCAGTATCAGTATATAATAATTCATCAAGCCCAACTTTACTATAACTATTCTCATACATATATCTTTTAGCATAGTCATAAATATACACGCCAAGGTATATCGGTCTTTGTGATTTTTTGCAAATACTTTCAGCATCAACTTCATAGGTCATAAAGATTTTTTTACCAATAGCATTGATAAAGTTGATTGATTTACATTTTTGTTTAATCTTCTCATATTCTGCGATAGTATTGACATCAACTGTTTTTTCAGTATGTAGTCCTTCAATTACTTTTCCTGATAATGAATTCATAAGTAATTTCAATGTTTCACGCAAAGCTGGATTATATAATTCATCCTTATTCTTATTCAAAGTATCCTGTTCATTTTTCTCCTTCATAAAATCCAAAAGGAAATCAAACATATCACAAGACTTCTTTTTTTCAGTAAAGTAAAATCCATTCTTAATAACAACACCACAATTGAATTTCTTTAACAATCCGATAATAACATTGCTAACTAAATAGTTTTCTAAAACTCCATCATAACCCCAATCATTTTCAATCTCTGTTTTTCTCGCATAAATCTTTGGTAAATTCATTGCTTTTAGATTGCTTTGGTCAATATCACAATAATAGAACCCCAAAACATCATCACCCATATACTCCTGTGTATTAACCAATTCTCCACAAGGATAATAAACAGGAGCCACACTCATCACATAAGGATACAACGAACAAACATCAGTTGATACCAAACGCTCTTCAACCTTTTGAATTCCATTGAATAATTCAACCCTACCAGCAATTTTACATTTTTGTAAATCACTATATTGTTTAAAGTCCATTTTCGGTAAATCATACTCCTTCTTTACTTTTGATGATTCAAAAACTTTATAGATAAGAGAGCCAATAGTTTTCACATTATGTAAATCACTCGCATACGGCTTTGTAGCATCAATATCATTCAAAGCCTTTCTATATTTGCAAAACAATACAGCAGTAGCCAAAACATCAAACTCATTGTATTCTTTTAATTCATCATTATCTGTAATAAAATCAATAAGTAATCCATCTTCGTGAAGTTGTTGAGCCTTATGATGGTCAAAAGATTTCTTTGAACAGCAATTAATCTTAAATGATTTACAATTTGCGCTCAAAGAACCCATAAGATGTTTGTGTATATCAAAAGTTGAATGACGGCTACTTACTTTAAAATTCAATAACTGACTACCATTATAAAAAATCTCATTTACAAATACATTTGTCTTTCCATCATTAAATCTTAATAGAGCATCAAGGAATATAAAGTTATCAAAATTTGCGTTATTAAAACCAACAAAAGTGAATATAGTTTCTTTTTCATTTTCTTTTATCCATTTAATAAAATTAGTAGAACAATCAAAACCAAGAAAAGTTATACAACATTCTTTTCGAATTTTACTAACTTCATTAATATCATTGCACTTATCAGCATCATTAAGTTTCTCCAACTGCTCATTGTCTAATACAAGAATACTTAAACTATATTCCCTCATACAACTATTTTTTGTAAAATCAATAACTGTTTCATAATCAAAAAATACAAATTTTGATTTTATATTTTCTTTCTTCTTATTACCACTATTGATAGCAAATTGATATGGAGTAAAAACAATTTTACTATTTTTAATAATATCTCCTGTAAGAGAAATATATACATCATCAGCAAGTTCAATCTTATTATCTTTAATTATATCAAAATGTTTATTAAATTCATCATAAATAATAGTAGCAATTGGATTTTCTACTTTATTAAAATATACAACTTCAATATCAGATTTAATATTTAAATTTGTTGTAGTATAAAGTCTCTCTTTTTTCTTATCTTTATCACCAATTAAAAAATCTTTTTTCTGTCCAGATTTAAAGATAGCATTTAAAGGTTTTTTAAGTAAAAATGAATTTGAAATAATATCAACTTTCAACCCCCATTTCTCAATATTTTGTTTAATACCTTCAATATTATTAAATTCACTAATCAATTTTATATCCAATTCTTTCAACATTTTTTCATCTGTAATAATTTTTGATAAACAAATTTTCCCACAATCACCCTGTTTGATATATTTTTCTTTTCTCTTCACTATTGTCTGTTCCAAACCTTCAACTTTAAAAAGCATTTTATCGCTTGAACCCTCACCATCACCAACATATTGTGATAAATCAAATCTATTTAATAAGACTTCCTGACCAACACCCATCCCATCACTCCCAAAAATACTTGCTCCCTCTCCTTTTCCTATAATATCGTTAAATGCTCTCATAAATAAATTATAATTTTGTAAATAACTAATTTGAATGCTAAAACTTCTTACAACATTTCTATATTCCCCCTGCTCACCATCATCAGGAATTGGAATAATGTGAAAAATCGCGTATTGCGCCCTTGGCATAAAATTTTTAATAGCATATTTGACGGTATAATATAATTGCTCATAATTAGAAATATTATCATATTCAAATCTTTTCTTCAAATAATTACCAAATTGGTCCATAACGCCTGATTCTTTAAATTCAACATTTCTAATTTTATTAATTTCTTTCAAATCTGTTAGATTAACACCAGTATTAATATATTGTTGCTTTTTCAAGTATTCTAAATCAGCAATTATGTTTCTAATCGATACCTTACCTTTATCATTAATTTTGTTCAAATATGAAGTGTATGTTTTTGGATTAAGTTTAGCCTTAACTTCTTTCAAAAGATTTTTACCAGAATTTTGAAGTTTGGTCAATTCACTAATTCTTGGCATTCGTATATATACTATGCACACATTATTATTTTGAATAAAACGAATTAAATTGAATTTAAATTTTTAAGAGTTCTAAACTCTTAAAAAGTATCTTTCTAAATATACTAATTATGGAATGGGGCAATTAGTTTCCCAATCATCTCATTAACCATATTTTTCTCATCTTCGGTTATCTTGATGCAGTTTTCATCAGCAAAATATTCACTTGCATTATAAACTTTAAAACTATCAAATTCATTCTTAATATCCTTCGTTTCTAAAACAAAACTCTCGAATATACAACCAGTTCCTTTTCGAGGTCTCCCGCGTTTCTTTTCAACATAGTCCCCACTTTCAATTTTTTCTTGTTTTTTCTTATCCCTATATTTTTTATTATTGTCTCTACTGCGTTCTAAATAATGCTCCCGCCATTCAACTTCTTTAATTTTTTTCTCATATAATTGTCTTTGCGCTTCATTATATTTTTCTCTATTCTTATCTCTATACTTTGTTTGTGCTTTAAGATGGGCTGGGCTGTATTTAGATTTCTTCTTAATATCTTCCGAATGTGTTTCTTGATTGTCTAAACTCTCTAAACTCTCTAAACTCATTTATATATATTATATCTAAGATATTTATTTATCCTAAATAAACGAATTAAAAAAACCAAAGATATTGTCTTCGTTTTGGGGTTAGCCGAGAATAGAAAAGTGTTTTAAATTGGTTTAAATAATCTTTTCAATATAGTTAAATTCTTGTCCGGTTCATCATTCCATATATTCAAGAACTTCTCATAATCTCTTAAATATGTTTTACTTTCACGGTCTTGTTTATGTTCTAAAATATAATCGCATAATATACAATACCAACCACATTGACTTGTATTAATATTCTGTATCTGTCTATTATTACAATATACTGGCGTGAATGGTTTTAGAAAATTTGCTACATCTTTTGGCATACCTACTCCAAATGGGTCGAAATAAAGAGCATTGCATTTTTTCACACTATCATCATCACTATCCTCATCATCTCTATCTTCATCCGAATATATTTTAGCAAAAACCCAATGGGAGCCATTATTACCTTCTCCATCAGTCTTATCACTATCCATTAAGTTTATATAATAACTACCAAGAATTCTCGGTCTATCAACTAATTCATCTTTGCTAAAAACTCCAATAATAGGTAATTCTAATTTTTTAGCAATTCTTTCCAGAGCAAAATTTGATAACATTTCTACTTATAATATATATAAATAAAAATTTAAATTTTCTTTAAATATTCGCTCTTAATGTATGCGTATGGTTTTATCTCATCTTTCCCTCTGTCTAATCTACCACCTTCTCTGTAATTTATTACATCTTTTTCTTCACTTTCATCAAACTTCCAATAATATAAACCATCTGTAAAGCTAAAACAAAAGTAAGTTGGTTTATCACTCTTTTTCGCAAATTCTATTTTATTAATTCCAATCATCGTATCGGGGTAAGTATTTTTAGAACATCTACGGCTCTTCAATTCAATGAAGCAATCTTTTGAAGAAAAGTCAATAACGTAAAAATTATCTGAACTCTTCTGTAAGTTTGAATCAAAAGCTTTTCTAATCATATCCAAATTCTCATCCTCCTTCTGTTTTCCAAATTCCAAATCTGTCTTTAAAGTTTTTGTCATATATATATTCTAAATATAAAAAATTTTTAATTTATACGAATTAAAAATTTGTGAAATTTAAATTATCTCTAAACTATTTAAAATTTTATACTAATAGTTGGTTGTGGTCTGAAACTCAAATCGATTGAAGTAGGTTTTGGAATTTTTATTTTAGGTAGTCTAAACTTCATTAATATAATAATATATTTTTTTATTTTTTGGGGTTAGCACTTTTACTCCCGCTTCGAAGAAGTGGGAGAGAAAAGGGTTTAGTAGAGACCCATACCACGACGCGTGTTAAACATTATTTGCCCAGTTGGGGATGTGTGATAAGCTGTGCCTTTACCAGATGATGTGTATAATCCTCTACCACCATATCCAGCAGATGTCCCACCTTGCTGAGTGTAGTAGGTTGGAATAAATGGATTCATTGCTGGACTATCCATTCTCGCATAAGGTGATAAAGTCATTTCTGATAGGGATGGCTTAACTACCGGATTAACTTTATCAAATGAAGATAAGGGAGAATTTGCAACAATGTCGCTTCTAAGCTGTAATCCAGAAAAATTATTGCGCAAAGCCTGTTGAAATGGTTTTGATTGAGTAGCACCCATACCCATAACTTTACGAGGGCGTCCTCTACCACGAGGCATACCCGCACCTTCAATACCAAGTTTTTCAACTGCTTTCTGACCACCATAAGAACCCGCTGCGGATGCTAATATACCGACATAAGGATTTCCAGTCGCAGCGGTTGCTCCAATTCCAGCAAGACCACCAGTCGCAGCGGGGATTACATAACGACCAACCTTTTTCAATCCTCCTAAAATAGTATCACCAAAACCAGCACCTTTCTTACCTCTAATCATTGCCATATATGCTTTTGCTTCTGCCGAACCTTTCACCATTTTAGGTCGTTTCGCACCTAAACCCAATCGTTTAAGGTCTTCTGCGCCGGTAGTAGCTGAAACTTTCTTATCAACAACATTCAAACCGTGTTGCGCAAAACCTCTGTATAAGTCATCATCAACGTTTTCCTTAATTCTTCGTCTTCCTTCCTTTCGTGCATAAATTAAACCTTCTTCCTTTGCCTTATTCGCGAGTTCATTTTTAGTTATATTAAAATCTCTACCTTCAAGACCGGAAGCACCAGCCTCTCCTACAAATTTACCGACATTCTTTCCCATTTCAGCATTACCGAAATATCCACCAATAGCGGTTCCAACTAATTCTGCTCCTTTCTTTATACCCTGCTTACCAAGTTCTCTTATAGCAGGATTATCAAGAAGTTCATTCATCATAACTCTACCTTTCTCCATCGCTTTTTTTACCTTATCCATAAAACCACGTCCGTGTCGTAGTGTCTGTGTAATTTCATTTGGCGTTAATTTGATTTTGATTCCTTTACCTTTTTTGTAAGCAGTAAGCAACTTACGTGCATTTTGAGGTTCAAGCATCATTACATACTCACCTTTATCAGCACCCATACTCGAATGTGGAACTAAAACTGCACCACCCTTCATCAGCATAAGGGGTTGTCTTGTAGATAAACCTAATTGATGTGGAATATACATTATAATATTAGATGAGATAAAAATTAATTTAGAAACAGTCTTTCTAAAAACAACCCTTTTTTCTTTTAAATTCCTACGGAATTCAAAAGCAAAAGTGCTACCCCCAAAACGAAGTCATTATCTTTGGTTTTCTCCTAAACAACCCAATTATCTTTGGTTTTTTGGGGGTAGCACTTTTGCTTTTGATTCTTGACTCACGTAGTGAGTTAAGAATATAAAGAGAAAAGGGTTGGTTTATTCGATACGCGCACCTGTCGCAATATCAATCACAATTTCTTTTCTGAATTCCACGAACACCATAAGGTCAATACGAGCTGATGAAACATTCTGACCAACGATTTGAACTGAGCGAGATACACCCTCTTCACTTGGAAGAATACGTGAGCAATTACCATAATAATATCTGTAAAGCTTTGAAAACATACTTTCGCTAACCAGACCAGAGGCAAGACCGGTAGTCAGACCACCATTAATCTGGTTAGACTGTGCCAACTGTTCGCAGAACGCCTCGTAATCATACTGGTTATTTGATAAAAATAATTGGACTCCCGAAATTAAAATATTAAAATTTGTGAGCATAATTGGGTCAGGAGTAGCAGGAGATGACGAACAAGGGGATAAAACACTTGATGTGGCAAGATTTGTATTTGTCCAAGGAGTCTGTTGAGATTTCGACAGATAAGGAATGACTAACACGCTCTGAATATTATTTATGCCATTAGATACGAGGAAATTGAATGAATCATTGGGATTAACACCATTAAACTGATATTGGAAGATATCATTATATTTTATGCGTTTAGTAGGCGCAAGGGATAAATAACGCGATTCCGCAATTGGATTCATAGTATATACCGGCGCGTATAGACGGCAAGAAGTAAGAGATGTCTGTGGGGAACCCGAGTTTGTCTGCTGTCCAAAATTATTTTTGAAGATTGAAACACTTAGTTGTAATACATCGGCAACACCACCAGCGGAACAAGCATAAAGAGGAGAGCTACCATCACCTAAATCAGCAGAAGCAATCATCAGAGGATTGGACAAACCACCAACAACATTCACACTCGCAACAGATAGAACTGGTTGTTCGGTTATAGCTCCCGCTGCGGTAGTAAAAGGTCTAAGAACACTAAAATTAATCAGTGTTTGATTGGTATTTATGAAAAATCGCATAGTTGAACCTTTCAAAATCGGAGTTTTGTCGAAAAAGTCGCTTAAATCCTTCAAGCGAAGTTTTGCGTAAATATTCCACACGTGTCCGTTGGTTGCTGATGATTGAACTTTTGATGAACGATATACGGCATTACAAGCTCCTACACCGTTTAATTCAGACTGACCATTGCTGTGCGTAGCGCCATCTACGGCATCATAATTAACATAAGACTGCCTCATACGCATACCTTCATTGAATTGGTCGTTTTGAAGACCAAGATTTGAGTTTGGCGCTCCTGCACCAGCATATGATATTCCAGTTGCTGATGATGTTGCAACTCCTGCGACATCAGTAGTTGCAAATTGAGGAGTATTTCCAGCAGGAGTGAAACAGTTTTGTGCGACAGCACCTCTACTCGCATTTGAATTATTCGCTACTCCTTGACTGCTTCCGTTAGCAGTAAAAGTGAGCGGAATTGTTTTATCTCCGACTGCATTTGAAAAAGTCCAACTATTTGCGCTATCGGGGTAGAAACCACTGGAAGAGCCGTGATTAGCGAGGTCATCATTACTCCAACCTGTCATAGCCTTAAAACTGCGGAAAACGTTTAAAAATGGAGTTTGTTGAACAATATTTTGATTATTAAATTCTACTGTCATAGAGTTAATCATATTCCAAAAGCCATTTTTAAAAGCCCAAGAATAGTTTGTAATTGGACTTGAAGCAGGAAGCCTTGCTGGGTCTGTTTGGTTTGTTAGTTGCACAACCAGCGGTAAAACTATGAACGATTCTTGCCAATTGACCCAGCCACCGGAATTGCTGAGCGGTGTTGAATCTAAAACAATTTGTGATGTATAATTACCGTTGTTATTATCATTTACGTAAATATATCGTTTAGAAATAAATTCGCTCGTGTCGATTTCGGTGTTCAAACTTTCTTCAAAAACAAGATTGTCAGCCATATTATACAATATGATAGAAAAAAATATATTTGGTTTTCTCCTAAACAACCGAATTATTTTTATTTTTTGGGGTAGCACTTTTGATTCTTGACTCACGTAGTGAGTTAAGAATAGAAAAGGGTTTTTTAGAGATTTAAAGAAATATATTTTTTGGGTTTTGTGTTCTTAACATTCAAATATGTCATCTTCTGATTTAAGTGTTCCATCGGGGATTTGAGTTTTCCATTTTTCGCCATACTGTCTAAAACCTCTGGACCCATCCCATATCCGGCTGTCTTATTCCTCATTAAACGGCTTATATTTCCGTGAGAATTTCTTACTAAATTAAAGCCACCACCAGCTTTACGACGAGCAAATTGTAGCATATATATAATAATATATTTTTTATTTTTTTTAAAATGGGTCGTTCTTATTCCTCATAACTAAAATAATCATAATATTCGGGTCTTGAAACTGAATACGTTGTCCTAAATCATCCACGAATGAAAATGTAAATTGTGAATAACTACCATCATCAACTTGATTATAAGCAAGACCACTAAATTGAATATTAAATAATCCTCCGAAAGTTGTTCCTATTGGTGTGATTGATACAATTACTTCATTAGGAATAACAACTGAATTATTCACTAAACTACACAGCCCTAAATATGTTGGTTGTGGTTCAATTTGGGGGGCATTTTGACTTAATGCAGAATAAGGACTTGTTTGAACAGGTGTTTGTGTTTGTGCTGGTGGCGCCCCAGCAATTACTGTATTAGGATAACTTCCAGCATTAAAGCCTATCAAATCCTGAAAACTTGTAGAAGGAACATTAAACATAGGCATAATAGAATTTGTAGGATTTGCCCAACCTGCACCAACAGGTATTACCCAAGCATTAGCAAGAGCAATAGCAACACTTGTTGCGAAAGAATTAATTTGGTATGCATACCGAGCTTGATTAACAATAATTTCAAGTAGATAAATATTTTGTCCCAACAGTGTATAATAATGTTTATTTGCTATCATAACACTTTGTAAAAATGAATTAATTTGCGATAAAGATAGATGAATTCCGGTTGAAGGCATAACAACTGGATGAACAGTCCCATCTATCCAAGTGTAGCTAAATGTATTGTTGTTAAGTTCTAATGAAATATTGAATACACTGTTGTATAGTGATATTTGTTGAACTGCAATATATTCATCTCTTAAATACACACCTCCTTGCGGGAAGGTGTATCTTAAAACACTATTGTTTGTATTAGGAACAATGTTTTCTGAATTTAATACTAATGTTCTAACCATTTGTTATATAATATAAAGATATAAAAAAAATTATTATAAATGAGTAAAAGTGCTAACCTCAAAACTAAGCCTTAATCTTTGGTTTTTGGGGGTAGCACTTTTGATTCTTGGCTCACGTAGTGAGTCAAGAATAGAAAAGGGTTATTGGATTTGTAATAGTAAATCCATACCCTTGTATTTGGTCATTGAACCACCGCTCACGCATTTCTTAATAAGACTAATCGCTTCTTTCAAAACTTTGTCATTATCATTTCCTGCTATTATTTCACCTACTAAAATATCAATTCGTTTTAAATCTTTCTTATCATCTATATCTACATCTGCTTTAAATTTTAGTGCGTTTGAAAGCCCAGCGCCTTTAACAATTTTGTTAAAATGTGCTTTCTCGGAATAAGTTAGTTTATCATAATGTTTTTGATTAACTTTACCACTATCTAATATATCAATAATGAAATCTTTAAAGTTATCATCTATATTGACTGGTTTTAAAGTTGGTATAGAACCCATTGAAGGAAATTTTAAATTTAGCACATTATCATTTTCAAGAAATGGTATATGTATAATATATTTCCCAAAAGTTTTGTATCTTGGTTGTTCTTCAACTGCTATACCTTTTCCTATTTTAATTTTTCTACTCATAAAACCCATTCCATCAATAGCGTAGGGGCTTCCTTTAAAATTAGGGTCTTCCCCTCCACCTGCGGTCGCTGCGCATTTATTGTTATATACTTTACCATCTTTTGCTCTTACGGGACTATAATTCATAGGACATATCAGACCACCTTTCTTATGGGCGCTGTCTTTCTTAACCTCACCTCCAAAAAATCCTTTAATATCATTTCCAAAGTCGTGAATTGTATATCCAGCACCTCTTTTCAAACCATAGCCTTGTGAAGAAACCAACCTTTGAGGGTCATTTGCTACTGGGTCGTAAGTCGTATCAGTATCTAATAATCTATCCAATGCGTCAGTCTCTGCTCTTAATATATCTCTCATCTCTTGTGGTGAGTATCTTAATATACTTGATGCTAACGCTCCTGACCTATTTAATGTATCTTGGCATCCTAAATATAGAACATTTTTATCATTAATATAATTCTTCCATAAATAACTTTGCAATGGTGGTTGTCCTTTTAATGCTAACCACGCTTCTAATTCTGCTTTACTACCAAAAAGACCTCCGTCGGGGTTAGCCAACTGCACTCCATTCCCATTAAAAATTGAAGATACTGCTTGCCCCTGTGCTTGTCCTGCTTTTTTAGCTTTAAAGGTTCGAACTTCAACGATTATTTGCCTCCTTAGCTGGTCTCCCGCTGGTGTTTGTGCTAAAATATCTGCAATATTTGCTCTGAAATCACCTAAACCTAAACTTGGACCGTAAGGGAAAAGATTATAGTAGCCTAATGCCGGTCCTTGTGGATTGGGTAAAACTGGATGTTGGTTTGTAGTTTCTAATCGTTGTCTTACTTGTAAGTCATTTTTAGCTATTGTTCTCATACTTTGTTTTTGAGTGGCAACAAGATTTGCTCTTTGTGCTTGTTGGAGAATAAGTTGCTGTTGTGCTTGTTGTTGTTGGAGTAGTTGTTGAGCTTGAAGTGCTTGTTGAGCTTGAAGTGCTTGTTGTGCTATTTGTGTCTGAGCTTGTCCTAACTGTCCTTGTAATTGTTGTTGAATTGCTACTTGTCCTCCCATTAATCGAATTAATTTATCTTTCAATATTGCTAAATCTTTAAACGTTTTTGCTGGTGATTTAATACCTCTAACAGCTTTCTGTAATTTGGAAAAAGCCTTTAAAAAAGAATCTGGTAAAACAATCTGTTGTTGATTTTGAGCTTGTGCGAGAGCTTGTGCGTAATCAGCAGGAATCAAACCTGCTGATACTGATTGAATTACGGTAGATGATGGAATGAATGAAACATCCAATAATCTATCAATTTCTTTTTGAATTTTTTGTCGTTCAAATTGCTCTAATAAGTCTATATCTTGTAAAAGATAATCATACGGAGAAGCATTACAAAGTTGTTCAACTATATTAATTGTTGCAATATAATTCGTATCATTCAATAATGTTGAATTCACCATATCTCTAATTTCATACATATCCACTAATAACGAACCATACATACTACCAACTTGTCGTGTTGCTATTAAACTTGCTACATCCTGACCTGATGGAATATTCATACCAGCTCCAATACCCTGATTGAATGAGGAACTAACTGTTGGACCGCCAGTCATATTATATAAAATACCTAAATCAATCTGCTCGAAAACTTGCTCAATCTTTTCCATAAATGTAGGAACATCATAAGAACTTTTTGAAATATCTTCTAATCTCTTCTTAATTACAGGAAAATTTTTATTAAATAAGAGAAAATTACCTACACCATTTGGGAGTTGAGCTAAATTCTGAGAAACAGATAAAGCTAAAAAATTTTCTACCCCTGAAATTGAAAGTAAATTATTTATTACTTCTTTTTGTTGAATATCTGAGTCTAATGCTATTTCGGAATTAGTTTTGTATTGTGGAGGAACGGGAGGTGGTTTGTTTGGATTTTGATAATCCTTTACTCTACTTTCTAACATTGCTTCATTATCAATTGCTACTTTAAGAAGATTTGCTTGAAAGTCTTTCTTCTTTTGCAAATCTGCAAATGACTTAACATTTCTGATTAACATAATGTTAATTAGAAAAAAATTCTATATTATTTTTACGAAATTTCAAAAATATCATTAAAATTTTTACGAAATCTATTTTCGGGTGGAGCATCTAAATCGACAAGCAGGAAATCTTGTTTATTATCTGTTGTTGCATTTTCGTATAATTTTTTTATTTGAGCCTTATTATCTCCTAAACTGTATTCTCTCATTATCCGGAATAAATCTTGTAATGAACTTAATTGTTTTATAACCAAGTAATTTAAATTCTTTCTAATCATTTTTGGAACAGCATAATAAGATTGCGAAATATAGATTAGCGAACAATTTTGCTTTCTTGCCCTGATAAAATATTCTTCAAGTGGTTTCTGGTTTGATTCTAAAACTAAATCGTCCATTACAATTAAAGTTTGGTCTTTCTTGTCTATATCTTTGTCTAAATTAGGGGCGTTATTAATCCCTTCAACAACTGAAACACCTTTTGAGCCTAATTTATCTTCTAAGTATTCGTAAATAGGTTCTTGTTTGTTTTTTGTTATTACATATATCTCATTGAATGTATCATTCATATTATGTATAATATTCATCAGTGTTTGAGTTTTCCCACTACCTGAACCACCTATTATTAACATTCTAAACGGTAGATTAAGTCCGTGAATTTTAAAATTTGGATTATGTGATTTTGTTAAATATTTAGATGGAATTTTCTTATACCAATCAACCAATTCAGCTTTATTTTTACTCATTATAATATAATAGAATTTATTTAAATTCTTTGTTTTGGTAAAGGCTCTTCAAAAGGTATGATATCAGGTATCGGCTGTGGTTCAACTTTTTCAATTCTTTGTTTTGGTAAAGGCACTTCAAACGGTAATTCAGGTGGTTTTTCATCTTTCTTTATCCCATTTTCCCAGCTATTAATCCATTTATACCATTCGTGAATATAGTAAAACATATTATATTGTTATAATATAAATTTTTTATAATGTATTTATATATATATACGAAATGGCATCTTATCCTCCGCCAACTGAAATAATCCCAATTTTTAATCCAATTGATTATAATACAGAAGTGAATGATAGTATAACAATAGCATATCTTAATGCTAATTATCTGAAATTTCCAATAGCACAAGGATTTGAGACATTTATAGGGACTAATAATACTTTAACGACTGGTTGTCAAGATAATATTATAATGAATACTAAAAAAATAACTGGCTGTGGAAATCCAACAAACGCCCAAGATGTGGCAACAAAAACATATGTAGATACAAGACCAGCAGAAAGTTTATCGGCAACTTTATTGGTCGGTAATTCAGCAGGTGCTACACAAATTAATATGAATTCACAGAAAATAATTAATTGTTTAAACCCGACAGACGCACAAGATGTGGCAACAAAATCTTATGTTGATACTAATGCTCCTCTTGCTTCACTTCCATATATAAGAGGGTATATGGGTCAAGTATCAGTTCAAACAGGTCAAGCAACAACACCTTTTCTAATGAGTATAAATAATGTATTTCCTTCTGGGACTGTTTTGGGTTTTGGAACTTGGCAATTTAATTGTCAAATGAGAATAACAACAGATAATGCATATAGTTTTAATTGTCCTTCTTGTGTTGCTAATGTTAGTTTTTATTATACCGCTCCACTTCCTGTTCCAACTCCTGTTTTATTAACTTCAACAAACCAAGCAGGTGCTTGTTATTATAACGATTTAGCGAAGGGGGTTGCCGAACAAACATCTAATATGACTTTCAGTGAGTTAATGACTTTATCACAAGAAATTACAGGGATTTATTTAAATATTACAGCTGGTAATACAACGGGTAGTAATCATCCAATGTATATAGACGGTTGGTGGCAAGCCTTTAAAATTTCTAATAATTATTAACCCTTTTCTCTCCCGCTTCTTCGAAGCGGGAGCAAAAGTGCTACCCCCAAAAACCAAAGATTAAGGCTTATTTTTGGGGTTAGCACTTTTACTCATTTATAATAAATTTTTTTATATGTTTATTATATATAACAAATGGCAGAATATCCACCAGCAGTAAATCCACTTCCGAGTATATTTAATCCCGATGACTTCTACCAAGAATCAGATGTTGATAATCTTAAAGATGTTCTTATAGAAGGAAATAATGCAGGGGCTAAGCAAATAAATATGAATAACAATAAAATTACTTTTTGTGCTGACCCAACACAATCACAAGATGTGGCAACTAAAAATTATGTAGATTTGAATGATGGAGGGACTTTACAACAGACATTAGATTTAGGTAATACTGCTACCGGTGCTACTGCTAAAATTGGTCTTACAAATAATGATGTGGGGTATGTTTCTTCTCCACAAATCACCTTAAATAATTCAAGAAGTGATGCTGGAAATAGCGTAGGTGTTCCTACTACTGAATATTTTAAAAGTGGAAGAAATGTGGTTGCTAATGATATTGTTGGTTCAACTTTATATTACGCAAAAAATTATCTTGGTGTTAAAACTTTATTTGGAAAAACGGAATGCGTTGCTACTTCTACTGGATTGAATAATGATGACGGAGCATTAGATTTTTATAGTTGTGTAAATGGTATAAATAATTTAGTTTTTAGATTGAATGGTGCTGATAATGAAAATAATTCTTTTAGACCTCTTGACCTTAATGGAAATGCTCTTAAAACCTCACAAGCCAATATGGCGATTGAGGCAACTGCTTCTTCTGGAACAGGTCAAATTACTATTGCACCTAAAACTTCATCTAATTTAATAATAGGAACAATACCAGCAGGAACAAATAGAACCATTGTTAATGCTGATGGAACAGGTCTTAATTTACAAAATGTTAATTCAGGTTTTACAGGGGTTGTTAGTTTAGTAAATCAGGTTATCGCTCAATCTTATCTGTTAATATCACAAACCTTTGGTAGTGTGCTAAAAAGAATATATTTGATTAGTGATGCTACTGGTGTTGGTGGTAATTCTTTGGATAGTAGTGATTTACAACACCCTGATGTTCCTTTCAAAATAAAAACTGATAATGGTAGTTTTGCTTCAAGTAATTCTTCGTTGGAAATAGATATGAACACAGCAAATGATGCTAATGTAAAAGCACAACTGACTTTTACAAACGATAATACGCTTATTGCTACTTCTCCTATTGCCGACCATTATTTACCTATTATGATTGCTGGAACACAATACTATATTCCTATAACAACCTCTGCTACTTAAAAATTTAAATATTTAATATCTGATTTAAATTATATAAATGTTAAGTGAAGTTTTTTGGTCTTTTTTTCTTACATCAATTATAGGGTTATTACTTAAAGGTGCATCAATTGTTTATAAATCTAAATGTAAAACTGTCAGTTGTTGTTGTATAAAAATTGATAGAGATATTGAATCTGAAATCAAGGTTGATACAGCCATACCCCTACCTACATTACAACCACCTAATTTAATAAATTAACCCTTTTCTATTCTTAACTCACTGTGTGAGTCAAGAATCAAAAGTGCTACCCCCAAAAAATAAAAATATATTAATATATTATGAGCTTTAAAGATAGATTTAATGAATATGATGCCATTTGGGATTACTCTAATCCATTAACAGCTCAAAAACAAGCATTTAAAATATATGGACCGAATGCTATATTATATAGAAGTGGGGCAAAGAATAAAAAATACGCTATTAAATCTCCTAATGGGAAAATAGTAAATTTTGGTCAAATGGGTTATGAGGACTTTACAAAACATAATGACCCCGTTAGAAAAATAAAATACCTTAATCGTAGTGGAAATATAAAAGGCGAATGGAAAGATGACCCTTATTCACCTAATAATCTGAGTAGGAGGCTTTTGTGGTGATTAATATTCATAACTTTTAACTATAATACCCCCCATCGTTTTTGGGTAAAGGGTTTCAGGTTTTCTTGGTGCTAATAAAAAATTAGTAAAATCAGGTAATTTTCCTCCCGTAGTTTTTGGATAAAGATTTTCGGGTAAGAATGTTGGTAAATTTCTTTCACCTTTTATTTTTTGTTTTTGTTTATATAGTTCTTTCAATCTTGATTTTGGTATTTCTTGAAATAATGTTGGGGTGTTTTCGTTAATATATTTCGTTGGACGGAATAAAGGGTATGCATCTATGTCTTTAAAACCTAATAATGGGTTAATGTCAATCCACTGCTCATCGAACCACCTTTTTAAGTGAAGAGGGCGTTTGTCATTACTATATGGTGGTGTTTCTTTTCCATATTTTTTAGCAAATTTTTGTTTGTATTCCTTAACAACTGCACCACTGCGGAAGGCTGAGTTTTTTTTGTATTTTGAGTATATAAAATCTTTTGCTTCTTCGTAAAGTGTTTGGTCTGTTGGTAGAGGCATAATATAATATATATATAAAAAATTTTTAGTTGTTTATAATATGCAATATGTTAGTTTAAAGTCTTATGCCAAAAAATATGGTATATCTGTAATGAAAAATAATAAACCAAAAAGTATAAATCAACTCGCTAATGATATTTATAAGTATGAGGTTGATAGAAAGGTGAAAGGAGGACTTTACCCCTTTCTAACTGGTAAATAGAAAACATACAAAAACAGGCGTTTATATTATTCTGAAATAAGGGGTGCCTGTGTTTAGAGGGGGGTGCCTGTGTTTAGAGGGGGGAGCCTGTGTTTAGAGGGGGTGCCTGTGTTTCATTCGTTTGCGACATTGGTTTTTTATATTTGTAATATTTAGAAGACCATTTATTTAGGAGACCATTTTTTTATATTTGTAATATTTAGAAGACCATTTATTTAGGAGACCATTTTTTTATATTTGTAATATTTAGAAGACCATTTATTTTAGGAGACCATTTTTTTATATTTGTAATATTTAGAAGACCATTTATTTAGGAGACTGTTTTTTTATATTTTAGATATTTAGAAGACCATTATTTAGGAGACCATTTTTTCACTCTCTGAATTTTTCTTCGTTGTGCATCATCAACTCTCTGAATTTTTCGGAGAGTGAATATTTATTTAAATGCGTTTAAAATTGAAAAAAATAATGTTATATAGTCTATAAGATGGAAGCAGTAGCAGACCAGAGCCAGAGCCAGACTCAGACACAGACCAACCAGACCAACCAGACCAAAAAACAGACCAACCAGACCAAAAAACAAGAACAAACAAAAGAAATCGAATATCTAAACAATCTAACACGTCGTTTTACTGAATTTGAAAACCTATCAAAATCACTTGAAGAATATGTTAATAATCATTGTAATAGTTGTTATGTATGCTGTAATGGTTTTGAGATTACGAGGCGAACCTGTCAGGAGGCGACCAACTGCCACGATAGAATAAATATTTTAAACAATAATTTATACGAGTTCGTTTGCTATTATTTTGATTGTGTCAGGAAAAATAAATCTGATATATTCGACAGTTTTATGCGTAATAATGTATGGGAAAAATATAAATTTTTTAGAAATGTTTTATATTATTGTGAGAGAATGTTTGGGCGCGAAATGAATTTAGAGATAGTGAATATAAATGAAATAACTTTGTTAGTCAAAGTGATGGAGAAATTTTATAACGAAAATATACAGTTAAGCATATTGAAAAGAAATACTGATTTTAAAGACACTCACTTTGAAAAATTTAAGAATCCAAAAAAAATCAAAGTTTTAAATTGTATGAGCGATTTTATAGCTAAGTATCAGATGAAAATTAAAAATTTGATACCTGAGAGCCACAGAGGTGAAATTTTTGATGATTTGATACATAAGACATATAACAAAGACGGATTTACAAGATTTAAATATGATAAATTATTTGGTATGTTAAATACGAAGAGATACCAAATAAAGGTGATGAAGTTTTTAGCTAAGTTGCTATATTCATCAATAAATGTGAATTATAAAAAAACAGCTTGGAGTTTATGGTATTTATTAGAACTATCGTCAATTAAGACCCCGATTTTTTATTTTGGTGAAAAACCAGAAAAAACAAGGACCTATTCTATATCGTTAATTTATCGATGGATTGATACAGCCATTCATCTTAGAAAAACTGAGAAAAAGGAATATGATAAAATTTTCAATTCATATTGCGATTATGTCAATACTGCTGAAATACCTAAATTTTATGTATGCGATATTGTTGGATGTGATAACAAGGAGGAATATAGGGAATATGTAAAAAACTGTAATTGTTCTTTTAATGTATGTTCAGATTGTTATTGTAAATTAACTAATCCTAAGAAATGCCCGCAGTGTAGAAGGGATGATTATTCAATATCATTTGATAGAGCTTTTGATAGTTGTGAATACAAATTTAAAATTTTGTATAATAATCAATTGTTTTTATATTCAGAATGTGAGGGAAATTTACATAATGGTGATTTCTTTTTTCCTTGTTTAAAGGATAAAGAAATTGTAAAATCAAGAATCACATTAGAAACAGATGATGAGACTGTGAAATATTTTATCGATGGAACACTTAGCGATACGTTGGAATATATGGACAGGGAATTCGTTGTTAATTATTTTAATGATAAATATGAGGATAAATATTTTTATCTAAATTATGATACATTAACATCTGTTATTGAAAATGGAGCAACCACGGGAAACGGTTTGATGAATTTTTTGGGGCTTACATACTATGAGAAATTTGATAACAATGATAATATGATTGGGAAATACAAGATAACTTTTGAATTTGCTAAAAAATATTATTTAGAATATGGATATCAAGGAATCAATAGAGAAAATCAATTTTTATCAGAGATATCAATTAAAATAAACAAGAGAAATGAAATATTTTCTGTTTTTGTTGGTGAAGAAATTATGAGAAATTATTTTGATAATCAATATTTTGAGTAAAATTCGATATCTCAGAATCAAGATAATATTTTTAATCATTGAATTTGAAAAATTTTTTTTAAAAATTTTTTTTTTGTAAAAATTTTTTTTGAAAATTTTTTTTGTAAAATTTTTTTTGAAAATTTTTTTTTTTGTAAAATTTTTTTTAAATTTTAGAAATTAAGGAAAAAAATTTTTTGGAAATTTTGGAAATTATTTTTTCAAAATTTTTTGATTTTTTGGAAATTTTTGAGATTTTTTTTTATTATTTACAATC